AAGAGATTCGACGCAAAGATAACGATAGAAACACTAGAGGAATGGACAACAGGGCTGCTAAAGAACTCTACGCAGCAGGCCTGATAAAAGACTTATCAGAAGTTAAAGAATCACTTCCATTAGCCGATCAATTTAAATAATCAATAATACACACACCAATGGTTACTCAAGACCCTTCAATGACTGGCACCGAGCCAGAAAACCCAGAAGACGACCCTAATCTTATCACAGATGTCCTCGCCGCTCCGTTTAGGGGTGTCGAGGGTGCAGTGCAGGGGATTTACAACTTGGCTGATTACGTCGTCGGGGACAAGCTCCCAGACTATGACACGCGCTTCCTCGGACGTTCTGCTACAATGCCGGGAGGGGCTATCGAGGGGATCGCTCAGTTCCTCACTGGGTTCATTCCTATCGCAGGACAGCTAGGGCGCGTCGGGCGTATCGCTCGGGCTCGTAAGCTCTTCGGCGACGACGTAGCTAAGCAGCTAACTAAAGACGCTAGTCAGTTATCTACCAAACAACTAGCGGCGATCAATAAGACATCTAAGAGAGGCGACTTTGCGCGTGGATTCACCGCAGGCGTAGGGTCTGATTTCTTAGCGTTTGACGGACAGGAAGAGAGGCTCAGTAATTTCCTAGCGCAATACCCTGCGTTCCAGAACCCAGTCGTCGAGTATCTTCAATCCACTGGGGACGAGAACCAAATCGAAGGGCGATTCAAGAATGTTCTCGAAGGGCTGTTCTTGGAGATCGGGGCTAGTGCGCTGCTTACGCCATTTATTAAAGGTATTAAAACAATCAAGACCAGAGGCAAGAAGGTAGCTGAAGGGAAGTCAAAAGAAGACGCTACAGATGAAGCTATCGCAGAGTCGGAACTCACAGAAGAAGAGTTACTGAACGTAGAGCCCCCTGTAGGGAGAGCTGCTGACGAAGGAGAAGCGAGAGCCCCTGACGAAGAGCCTGATGCTCCTACCGTGCTCGAAACTGAAGTAGTCAAAGATGAAATTATCCCGCTCAATGCAGACCAAAAGAAAGACCTCGGGTTTCCAGAAGAACCTCTTGACGCTAACACCCCAATCAACCCAGACCTCGAAGCACGCACTGAGAATCTTAACGCGCAACTAGCTGCTGACTTCGAGATCGGAGGCAAACAAGCGCTGCTCAGCGCGATGCGGTTAGTCTCCAAGGATTCTGACATGTATGCGCTCGTTCGGGGTATCGCAGTGAAACAAGAGAAGTTAGCTGAAGAAGGCGGGTTCTTAGCTAAGACCACTGAGAAAGAAATGTTCGAGGAGGCTGAAGAACTCGTAGAAGCACTGGGTGGTAACTTTAATGAATACACAGCGTCTTACAAGAAGCTAGCCGCGAAAGGTAGTGAGTATGCTAAGCAGTTCAATAAAGACCAGATGGCGGTTAAAACGCTAAACAACTTGATCAGTGAGAACCTCTCAAATTTAGCAAGAGAGGCCCAAGGACTCGCTAAAGGGAGCGACGCGCATGACGCTAAGATGGTCGAGATATTCCACGGGATGACCCTCCTCAACTCCTCCCAGCAGCTCTGGGCTCTGTTTGGCCGCACTGGCTCGCTCGCCCAGCTTCAGCGGAAATATATTTATAAAAGAGTAGAAGACAGGAGTTTCCTTTCGATCCCCTCTGAGATCACCCCGCAAGACGTCGCTGTGTTCCGCGAGCAACAGCTAGGCAGCATGAGCGACGACAAGCTTCTTGCGCTCTTAATGACCGCAAAGTCTAGCGACGAGATCCAACACGGGATCAACAAGATCGTCAAAGGAAGCTTTGGAGGCTCTAAGATGGACATGGTGCAAGAATACTGGATGAACTCACTGCTCTCCGGGCCATCAACTCAGCTAGTCAACTTGATCGGCTCGGCGGTCACATACGCGCTCAGCACAATCGAGAAGACCGTAGGGGCTGCGCTCTCAGGGAACTTTGAACTAGCTAAGGCAACTATGCGCTACTCGTTCTCGATGAACGCAATCGCAGACGCTTGGCAGCTCGCAGGACGCGCCTTGAAGACTGGAGAGGCTATATCGTTACCAGACGCTCGATCATTCGATGACGCAGCAGCACAGCGCAAAGCAATCAGCTACTTCGATCCGACAGGGGAAAACGGGTTTGCTACTGCGTTCAACTTCTTAGGGACAATCGTCCGTTTACCATCGCGAGGGCTCATGGGCGGCGATGAGTTTTTCAAGGCGTTCAACTACAGAATCCACGTCCAGACTGAGCTAGCAGCCGAAGCTATCCAGAAAGGACTTAAAGGAGAAGCACGCGCTAAGTATGTAGCTGACAGACTCAACGGATACGTGACTGAGACTGGACGTGTGTTCAACGAAGGGGGAATCATAAAGGATCTTGAACTAAAGGCGAAAGAAAAAGGATTATCGTTCGGCGAGCGGGATGAGTTCATCAAGAAAGAACTCGCTAAGATCAGAGACAACCCAATTGAACTACCAGACGGCTCTAAGCTCAGCTATGAAGACCGAGGGGTGATCGCAGCACGCGCTGAGCAGGTGGCTAAAGTCAACACACATACGCAAGACTCTAAGAACTCAGTGGCTAACGCACTAGGTCGATTAGCGACTAAACACCCTACGCTTAAATTCGTAGTTCCGTTTGTCCGCACACCGACCAACATTCTCACCTATGGTGTCTCACGATCACCGCTCGGGAATCTCCAGTTGCTGAGCAAAGAGTTCCGCGCAGAGCTTCGCAACCCAGACCCTATTGCACAAGCACAGGCGCGGGGAAAACTAGCGACCTCAGTGACTACCACAGCGGCCCTCTTGTATTTCCTACAGTCCGGCGAGGCACACAAGTATATCACCGGGTTCGGCCCAAAGAACAAAGAGCAACGCGAGTCGTGGGAACTGGCGAACCAACAGTATTCGATCAAGGTCGGAGACAAGTGGGTCAGTTACAACAGGCTTGATCCTGTCGCTACTATGTTAGGCATCGTGGCCGACATCAACGAAGCTCAGACATACAACGAGCTCGACGATGGGGAACTAGGAAAAGTCTTCAGTGTCGTTGCGCTCGCCTTTGCTAATAATATTACTAATAAATCCTACGTCCAAGGGATCAGTAACCTGTTCGAGTTCATTAAGTTCAAAGACCCTGTGAAAGACGCTGAGCGTTTCGTAGGCGGGATCGCAGGCGGGTTTGTCCCTAACGTCGTCAATCAGGCGATGAACTTTGACGAAGAACGCACCATCAAAGAAGCGCGAGGTATCGTCGATAGAATCATCAAGCGGACACCTGCAGGCAGCTCACTGCCCCCACGCAGGAACGTCCTCGGGGAGCCAATCGAATCAGCGGCTGCTGGGTTCTTCGGGCCTTTCAACCCGTTCCACATCAAAGACGACCCGAAGAACATCGTGAACCACGAACTGGCTAACCTCCGCGCTGGCTTCAGACAACCACAGTCGAAGCTACGACCGGGCGTTGAAGAACTCGACATGCGCGAGTATTATAACCCAGAGACAGGCCAACAGGCATACGATAGGTTCTTGGAGCTCGTAGGAACCTCGAAGATGCGTGGGAAGACACTCCGCGAACGCCTAGAGATCATGTTTAGAAGCAAAGAGTATCAAGCGTTGCCCGAAGAAGACCTCAAAGACGAGACTGGAAGTGACAGCCCTAAGGTGAAAGCAATCCGAAGACTCATCAGTGCCTACCGGAGCATCGCGAAATACCAGACGCTCATCGAAAACCCCGAGCTAAAACAGCGTGAGATCGAAGCGATTCGTAAAGCCCAAGCCCAGCAGTAACCATGAACTCTTCTTATGTCCCATCACTGGTTGGACTCACAGGCATCCTAGGGTCGTTGACCTTAGAAAGCGTAAACACAGCCGTAGCGATTACCGTGGGTGTCGCTACGCTGGTTTACTTAATAATTAAAATATCTAAAGAACTCAAATAGTATGGACCGTTCCGACAAAATATACGAACTACAAGACCTCCTCATCGACGAATTTTTGATCCGGGTGAAGTCCGGGGAAGCTACGACCGCTGATCTTTCAGCCGTAAGACAGTTCCTCAAAGACAACAACGTAAGCGTCTCAGTGACCGAAGACTCCCCAATACACGAATTGGTTAAAACACTGCCTTTCCACGACGAAGGCGTAGACAGAATCGTATCCCTCCCTTCTAATGCCTAGAGACTACAAACACGAATACAGGAGCTACCACGCTAAGCCTGCTCAGAAGAAACGCAGAGCCGGGCGCAACGCCGCTAGAAGACTCATGGCGAAAAAGCTGGGCATATCGAAGCTGGCAGGTAAAGATGTAGACCACAAAGACCGTAACCCTAGGAACAACGCTGCTTCTAATTTACGGATTCAATCAGTTCGACGAAACCGCTCCCGCAATGGCTGACCTTAGACAACTCAAAGACTTCAGAAACTTCCTGTATCTTGTATGGAAACAACTGAACCTCCCTGAGCCTACCTCCATTCAATATGAAATCGCTGATTACATGCAGCACGGAGACAAGCGAGCAGTTATCCAAGGCTTTCGAGGAGTCGGCAAATCTTGGATATGTTCTGCTTACGTCGTGCATCAACTCCTCCTCGACCCGTCAAAAAATATTCTGGTGGTCTCTGCTTCTAAAACACGTGCAGACGACTTCTCAACATTTACACTCAGGCTTATCCATGAAATGCCCTTACTCAAGCATCTCATCCCTCACGACAAACAACGATTCTCTAAAATCTCTTTTGATGTCGGGCCTGCCCCAGCCTCACACGCACCAAGCGTCAAGTCCCTCGGAATCACCTCGCAGCTGACTGGTAGCCGCGCAGACATCATCGTGGCCGACGACGTGGAAGTCCCGAACAACTCGGCGACACAAATGATGCGAGACAAGCTCGGAGAACAAGTCAAAGAGTTCGACGCGATCTTAAAGCCCGACGATGACGCAAGGATCATCTTCTTAGGAACACCCCAGTGCGAAGACACGATCTACCGACAGCTAACCGAGCGCGGCTACCAGACGAGAGTGTGGCCTGCGCAATACGTCACCCCAGACCAGAACAACACGCGATACGATGGGAACATCGCCGGGTGCTGTATTGATATTGATAATAAAGGAAAGTCCACTGAGCCAAGGCGTTTCTCCGATGTAGACCTAGCCGAACGCAAAGTATCCTATGGCTCCGCTGGATACGCCCTACAGTTTATGCTCGATTCTAACCTCAGTGATGTCGAAAAGTATCCACTCAAGATTAGCGATTTGATCGTAATGTCGCTCGACAATGAGCTCGCTCCAGAACGCCTAGTGTGGGCTAAAGACCCAGAACTAGAGTGGGACGGTTCGATCCCTAATGTTGGCATGACAGGCGACAGGTTCTACCGACCAATGAAAACCCTAGGAGAACACGTCGCTTACACGGGAGCTGTCATGTCAATCGACCCGTCAGGACGAGGGAAAGACGAAACAGGATACGCAGTCGTCAAGATGCTCAACGGGTATCTGTATGTCACAGCGGCTGGAGGAGTCCAAGGAGGATACTCAGACGAAACACTGAAGTTCCTGTCGATGACCGCTAGAGAACACGGGGTCAACGAGATCGTCGTCGAGTCTAACTTCGGGGACGGAATGTTCGTCGAGCTCCTCAAGCCTGTGTTACGCAAAGTCCACGCTTGCACGATCACCGAGGTGCGACACAGCACACAGAAAGAACGCAGAATCATCGACACGCTCGAACCTGTGATGGCTGGGCATAAGCTCGTTGTCGATCCTAAGGTCATCAAAGAAGACTACGAGTCGAGCCAGTCGTATCCTAAAGACCACGCACTGAAATACCAACTGATCTACCAGCTAACTCGTATAACACGGGATAGGGGCGCAGTGACCCATGACGACCGCTTAGACGCGCTTGCGATAGCTGTTGGCTACTGGACCCAGCAAATGGCACAAGACGCGTCAGATCGCATTACAGAGCGCAAAGAAGACGATTTGCGAAAAGAGCTAGAAAAACACGCCCGTGCTTATTACAAAATGAGAGGCAAAGAGAGCGATGTGCTGACGTGGTGACCAATTCGTATCGCCTATATTGTAGGACTAAGAGTGGGCTGAATGTCCCTTTCGATTTGCTTGACCGTTGCTTGACTGAATTCGATGCTAAGAGCGGTCTAATAGCGAATATTATTTAAATTAATCAATATTGAGACAAGAGACTCTAAGAGAAGCCCTTAGGTAAAAACACACACCCAATGATCTTATAGGGGGAGGATAATAAGTTTGACAAGGGGGTCTGAGAGGCTACTAAGAGTCTACTTAGAGCTGACTAATGAGTCCCTTATTAGTGAGAACAATTATTATTATTAATAAAGGAATAAAACTAATGAGTAGACTCTAAGTAGACTAAGAGACAACTCTAAGTAACCCCACTAGCCTGATTGTTTTTCTTTCGGTTTTCTACTTGCACTAGCACGCACGGCAGTCTAAAAGTAACCAACCCGCTGACAGTGGGTGTTCGTTGTTTCATTGGCAGGGCTCTCGGTTAACGCTGAGAGTCCTGTTTGATTTTTGGTGAAAATATCTGAGAGGGTTATACGGAGTGTGAGCCGCGTGTTTACCCCCCGCTAGGGGCTAGGTGTCGGCTGGGTGCTAGCTCGGCGCATCTGGGGTGCTTTCGGTTTCTGGCGGTGGCGGCGTGTCAGCCGGGTGATAGTTGCGGCACCGGGTAGACACTAGGCGAGACGCTAGGCGAGACGCTAGGCGAGAC